ACGATGTTATATTGTTTCTTCGTATAGATACAGAAGAAGAAGATACAGAAGTACAACAATTAATTAATGCGTCTATTGGCTATATCGAAGCAACCACAGGAAAGAAATATGACGATAGTTACCCTTTAATGGGGCAGCTATCGTTATTGCTTATCTCCCATTGGTACACAAATAGAAATTTAGCTAATAAATCTGCTGTAATTGGTGAATATCCTCACTCTATAACAGATATGCTTATTAGTATCAAGTACAACTCTATATATAAAGAGGTGTAACCATGATATTAAACCCTGGAAGATTAAATAGGCGTATTACATTTTACAAAAAACAAAACACTACAACGCCTAAAGGCTTTTCTACTGTTCAAGATGTACCCTTTTATAAATGTTGGACGGCGGTATATCCGGTCAGAAGTGCAGACCAGGCTACAAATAATATTATTCAGAATATAGACCAGGTTAAATTTGTTATCAGATATACAAAGAAAGTTACTTTTGATGCGAATATGACTATTAAATTTAAAGATAAAGTCTATCGTATCATTGGTATAACTGATCCATACGATGATATGGAATCTTTAGAAATCCTGGCAGAATCTATAAGCCGTGGTAACAGCACAAACGATAAAACAAGGGGTACAAAATAATGGCGAGTATTGAATTTTTAAATATAGACGATTTAATAGACAATATAGCCGATGCTATTGCAGAATACCCAGTCGAAGCAGAAAAGGCTTTAAATCGTACCGGACTAGCCCTAAAAAAAGAATTAGCAGAAAAAACTCCGGAATCAGATACAGACCACAAAAAGAAACTAAAAAAATCCTGGAAAAAGCGCGTAACTGGTACAAATTTAACCAACTTACAAGCAGAAGTATATAATACAGCGCCACATATTGGCTTAGTTGATAGAGGTCATAGAATTGTATCTAAAAGCGGTAAGACAGTAGGTTTTGTTCAAGGAAAACATTTTATAGATTCTACTACTAAAGAAATTGGACGTACTGTAGTTCCAACAGAATTAGAATCTATGGTTAAGCGATTGAAGAAGAAGATAGAAGGTAAATAATGAATCAGCTAGATATATTACAAGCTGTACAAGCTAAATTAGCGGAATCCTTTAATTATCCTATCTACCTTGATGAAACTAAAGAAGGTTTTCAGTCGCCTTGTTTTTTCCTAAAGGCAATCCGCACAACAAATAGAGATAATTATACCTATCATAAAAACAATGTATCTATTTATGTAACATTCTTCGCCGAAAAAGGTACACTCCTAGCAGAAGACTTGTACGCTATTCAAGATACATTATTTACTGATTTTACATATGGTTTTTATCTTTCAAATAAAAGACATTTTTTATTGACTGAAAATCTACACGCAGAAATAGACGGGGAAGACAGCGATGTTATTTTGTTCTCCTTCGATGTTACATACTTTGATATTGCTCCGTCTACTACTGAATATGAAATAATTAATACATTACATTTACAAGAAAGGTATAAATAATGGGCTTACCAGAAATTAGCGTATACTTTAAAGAAAAAGGAATCGCAGCCATTGAATCCGCTAAACGTGGTATTATTCTTCTTTTGTTGAATGATGCAAGCGTTCAAGCCGTTACCAAATATACTGTATTTGACAATGACGATATTCCGGAAACACTTTCCGAAGACAATAAGAAACAAATTGAATTGGCTTTAATTGGCTATCAAACTACACCTTATAAGATTGTAGTATTAGCGTTCCCTAAAACTGGTAGAACAGCAGATATTAACGCAAAACTTAAAGCAGCAGAAGCGCTTAAATTTACTTATTTAGTATACCCAGAAGCAACTACTGAAGAATCTACTACTATTGCAACCTGGATTAAGGCGCAGCGTACACAAAAAGATAATAAAGTAAAAGCTGTACTTTATAAAACAGCAGCCGATAATGAAGGTATTATTAATGTAACAAATGAATACTTCGAAGTTAAAACTAAGAAATACACAGGTCAACAATACTTATCACGTATCGCCGGTTTAATTTGCGGTACTCCTGCTACTATCGCTTGTACTTTCGCACCATTGCCAGAAGTTACAGGCGTAGAATTTGTAGATCGGGAAACACTAGATAGCCGTATTGATAACGGCGAATTTGTTGTATTCGATGACGGCGAAAAAATTAAAGTAGCGCGCGGCGTTAATTCTTATGTAACTACAGTACAAGATAAAGGCAAGTCTTTCAAAAAAATTAAGCTAGTAGAATTAATGGATATGGTACATGACGATATTAAGAAAACGGCAGAAGACAATTACTTAGGTAAATATGCTAACTCTTATGATAATCGTTGTTTACTTATTACAGCTATTAACGGCTACTTCTTAGAATTGGAAGCAGCTTCGCTAGCGGAAAAAGGTAAAAATAATTGTTCTATTTCACAGCGTTAATAAATCTTGATGCTATTTCTTTTGGACGAGTAATAGCTCCACCTACAACTACACTAAATGCTCCAGCATCATAGGCTGCTTTTGCATTTTCAGGGTAGTGGATTCTACCTTCTGCAATAATAGGTATTGAGATATTTTTTGATAAATCTGAAATAAGTTTTAAGTCAACTTCATCAGGTCTATTCGCAGTATTTTCTGTGTAACCACTTAGAGTAGTACCGACGAAATCCACACCTATTTTTTCGGCATTGATTCCTTCTTCTAATGTTGCGATATCAGCCATAAGAATAATATCAGGGTATTTTTCTTTGATTTCTTTTACGAAATCATTTATTG